TAACGGTTGACTCTGATGGCGACCTTGTGTTTGACCAGGAAGAATTTGAACAATGTATTGAGAACCCTGACTGTGACTTTGATGGGATTGAAGACTTTCAAGATATTGATCCACTTGATCCCGACCTCCCCTTCTTGACAGTTGACACTGATGGAGATGGAGTTTTTGATGCAGAAGAAAGATTTAATGATGAAGTGGATTGCTTGTGGGAACCTGACTGTGACTTTGACGGATTCACTGATGACGTTGACCCTGACCCACTAGACCCTGATGTTCCTGTAGAAAGAGTTTTGATTGGTGGGGAAGAAGTTGAGTTTTCATTTATTGACGAAGAAACTGGTGAAGAACTTACTAGTGAGGAGTTCTTTGTAGAGTTTGAGGTTTCAGAGGAAGATGAAGAATTAGCCCTAGAATTAAATGACCTTGGTATTGACATTGAAGATGTTGACCTTTCTGAAATTGACGAAGCAGAAGAAAAAATAGTTGAAGCCCTTGATGAGTTAGATGAAGAATTAGCTGAAGACTTCCTTGACATTGTAGATGGTGAAGTCACCGAAGAAGAAATTGAAGACCTGTTTGAAGATGAAGATGCTTTTGAAACCCTTATTGAAGAGAATGACGAAGTTATTGCAATCATCGTTGATGCCGTTAACGACGCCGACGATGATGTAAAAGAACAATTTGAAGAAGAAGTAAATATATTTGAGGACGAAGCGTATAACGATTATGTTGCTGCGGGTTCAAACATTGATACTGAAGATCGCCGTGTTATCGTGGCGGCTGCGGCAACTGCAACTGTTGCTGCTGCGGCTGCACGACCATCCACTCCACCGCCACCAGCACCTAAGCCACCTCCACCAACGCCTAGTGGACCTACACCTTCGCCGACCCCCTCGGCTGGAGGTTCGTCTCCTAGCGTGTCCGCATCCTCCTCTGGAGGGTCTGGTGGGGGCGGCAGTTCGTCATCAGCAAAGAAGACTAGAAGATTTGGAAGGAGGAATCGGTAAATGAGTTACATACGAAGACTTTTAAAAGAGTGCTTTACTCTTGGGTTCACTTTGGCTGGAACAGGCCTCGTTCTTATCACTTTGAGCTCGTCTTTGCTAAAGCAAGGTATAATAATAAGCATAGCAGGCTTAATAATGCATTTAGTAGGCACTGCACTAGACCATAGGAGTTTTACCAAAAATGAAGAATAGCTCATTAGCTTTATTCGGCAATACAGTGTTACGAATACTTAGTGTGTTCGGTATACAGTGCATGGCTATTATTGGTGGTGCTTCCATGATTGGGGACATCCCAGTCCACAAAGCTGCAATACTTAGTGGGGTAGCGGCTGTAGCCCAAGTCCTACAAAAGATTGCTATTGCTTTCGCTGATGATGGCGTTTTGACACGTGAGGAGCTGGATGCAGCTTTCTCTGGAGCAAGTAAACCATCTAAAGCGAAAGGATAAGTAAACTGTGAGTGAAGATTTCCATTGCCAATATTGTGATTGCGATGGCCCAGACTGCTTCTGTGGCTGCGATGATTGCTGTTAAATAAAGTTTTATTTCAAGTTATATTCTATAAAAGGAACGATCTTTGATATATCTTCCGTATAGACTATTAAAAGGATGGATAAACCATTCTCATTAATTAACTTCCCCTATAAGGAGATTAAAACTATGAATCCTGTTATGAAACAGATGATTGAAAAATCAGTTGCAACTTTTGTGCAAGCTTTTCTGTCTGTCTTCGTGGTAACTGATATGAGTTCCGCAAAGACCGCTTTAGCTTCCGCAGTAGCTGCTGGTCTATCAGTAGTTAAGAGCTGGGCATCAACTAAGGTTGGCGATCCTGGTTCTACAAACGTTGGTAGCTAATTTTTCACAGTGTACTGGTTGATTTCACTTTGGAACTCTAGTATACTAAGAATATAAAACGAAGCTTTATAGGGTTGAGGTTTTTGAAGACGCTCCTTTTGTCCTCAACCTTATAGAGAGTCGGTTGAAAACTCCGTCTCTATGAGGCGGGGTTTTCTTTTTATACAGCTTCGTATATTTTAGATGCTATTTCTTCACGAACGTCTGTGTTGTCGTCTAGGAAGATTTTGGTGTTGAGACGCCCTTGCCCGATGTTCTCACCATTGTATGCGTACCAAGCGCCTTTTTTATCTATGATGCCTAGTTGTGCCCCTATGTCAACAATGTCACCTGTTCGGCTAATTCCTTCACCGTAGGTAATTTCAAATTCTGCTTGTCGGAAAGGAGGAGCAACTTTGTTCTTTACAACTTTAACTCTTGTTTTGTTTCCTGATGCTTCTCCGTCTGCTTTTAGGGTTTCTATTCTGCGAATGTCTAATCGCACAGATGAGTAGAACTTCAGAGCACGCCCACCTGTTGTCGTTTCAGGGGAACCAAACATAACACCAATTTTTTCTCTGATCTGGTTGATCATAATAAGAATTGTTTTTGAGTTGTTTAAGTTAGCAACTATCTTACGCATTGCTTGTGACATAAGCCTTGCATGTAATCCCACGAAGCTGTCGCCCATCTCTCCTTCTATTTCTTTTGCAGGAGTTAGAGCAGCTACTGAGTCAACAACGATAACGTCTATAGCACCAGACTCTATGAGTTTATTTGTAATTGTAAGCGCTTGTTCTCCAGTATCAGGCTGGCTTACTAACAAGTTGTCTACATCACATCCGATAGCTTCTGCATAGATAGGGTCTAATGCGTGCTCAGCATCAATGAATGCGCACGAACCGCCAAGCTTTTGGGCTTCTGCTACAACATGTAAAGCAAGAGTGGTTTTACCAGAGGATTCTGGTCCGTATATTTCACACACTCGTCCTTTGGGTAGTCCACCCACTCCGAGCGCTATGTCTAAGGCTATTGAGCCTGTTGAGATGGTTTCAATTTCCATAGAGGTGTTGTCCCCTAGTCTCATAATTGAGCCTTCTCCAAATTGTTTTTCTATTTGCCCTAAGGCGTCTTTTAAAAGTTGTTCTTTAGTCATGCTGGTATTCTACTCTTTTATTGGCTGTAAGTCAAGGCTTAATTTTGGGCGTACTCCTCTACCCATATCGTGTGGTATATGGTAATTTCCGCACGTTATGCTCAAGGCTGTACCCGTATTTTTTAAGATCTATTTACCTTCAAGTCCCAACACCACCTATTTTTTCAGTGATGCAACACTCCCCAGATATGGCTCTGGTTGCCCGTGTGCCGGAACCGCTTGGACTCTTGCTAGTTCCGAATCTATCCTCTCAAGTCTTAATGCTCTCCGTGCAGTGACTAGCATACTACCAAGTATGTTTTTCTAGTTTATCGTGCGATTCAAATTGCTCCTCTTTGAGGTAGACGTGTCCTGTTCATTACACCAGTTTCGTATATGTCTAACCCACCGACTATTCAGTAAACCTTTATGTCATTAGGATTTCCTAGTTGTGTTTTTTAATAACGCTCCTTTTAATACTTTGCTAATTAATTTATCATGTTTATTAATTTGTGTCAAGGGGCAGATTTCGCTTGTCTACTTTACAAAAGACAGGTATGATACAATTATGATAAAAACTCCAACTTGGTATAACAGCACGCCCTGCAGAGGTCAAGATAGATTATTTTTTTCTTCGGAAACTTCGGATAGAAATGTAGCTAAAAAAATATGCACAAACGAGTGTCCTTACTTAGGCGAATGTTTAGTTATGGCGGTTGAGAATGAGCTTACAATTGGTGTTTGGGGCGGAAAAACTGGTCCTGAGATAGAGAGAATTGTTTCTGCGGCATGAAGTACTACGAGACAGATGAAGATCCAGACACATTGGCTATTTTGTATAGGGGTGATGTTAGGGTAAGGTTTATCACTGCTGATGATGCTGCTTTAGGTACAAAAGATTATCGTGTTTTATTGTGGGATAGTTCTAATATTGTTATTGGTATATCTGCAACGTATTCAAGAGATATTATTGATGAGTTTGTTGTTAGTAAGATAACTGAAGACATGATAGATAACTTTGATGAAGAGCTTAAGCGTGAGATGGTTAGGGATATAGCAATAAAGCATCTTGCAGATACATTAGAGGGCATACTAGAAAATCTTGTCCGTGATAGAAGTGCTAATTATATTGAAGAGACTTCTTTTGAAGAGGGTATCAAAGACATTCTTGGTGACTATTGACTTTTATGTTTAGTCGTAATAGAATATACGTAACTATTATTTTATTATGGAGGCTAAATTGGCTACTAAAGATATTATCAAGTCCATATTGGATGCATGTGAAGAGTTAGACACATCATTCTACGAAGACTATAAAACTAAGAGATTGTCTAACGAAGAAGTCTTACAAGATGTAAGCGATATGCACTTAGTTAAAGCTACCGTAACTCGTTTGTTTGGGGCTATGCAAGATGAAACTGTTGAGCGTATTGGATTTACTGCTGCGCCTATAAATGTTGAGGGTGCTACTATTGAGGTTAAGTCTGGTTCATCTAGAAAAGCTTGGGACCATGCAGCATTAGCGCAAGACGTAGCTCAACGGATATATGAATCATCCATTGATATTGACACGGGTGAAGTTAGAAAAACCCCTAGAGAGATGATGGGCGATATGTTGAAATATGGGGCTGTTTCTTATTGGCGTGTTGGTGCTTTGAAGGATCTCAACATTGATCCAGATGAGTATTGTGAAGTAAGTCCGCCTAAAAGTAGTTTGGTAGTTAGGAGAGACAAATGAATATGTTAACTTTATTGTCTGAGCCTTTTCCTTCAGAGGTTGAAAAACAGCTTAAAAAAGGTGGCACTAGCTTAACCTATATCCCAATAAGCGAAGTTATTACTAGACTAAATAAAGTTCTGGGTGTGGATATGTGGTCGTATGAAATTATTAAGTGCGAAAGAGATCAACTTGATCCTGATTTTGTAGTCGCCCATGTAAGGCTATCAGTTACATTTGTGCCTACTGACAAAGCACCGACTATTGTTGTGCATAAAGATGGTATAGGCGGGCAGAAAATAAAAAGAACTCGTAATGGTGATATTTTAGATCTTGGTGATGAGATGAAGGGTGCAGTTTCAGATGCACTTAAAAAGGCTGCCCAACATTTTGGGGTAGGTCTTTATTTGGCAAGATCAGAAGAATCAAAACATTTAGAGCATATAGAAGAGCAAGCTGCTTCAGCAATTTCTTCAGAACACTTTGACAAACTTAGAAAGGTCTTAAACGGCCAAACTCAAGATGTTATTGAAGGTGCTAAAAAATATTGGGCAACTATATCCAACAATGCTGAGTTTAGTAATGACAATGTTACTGGTGAGCTTTTAGATAAGATGCTTGCTTGGGTAAAGGAGAGCAGCACAGGTGAGTAATTTAGAGCTATATGCTACTCCTGAGTACATGTCCCCAAGCTCTATAGGAACTTTTAATCAGTGCCCAATGCGGTACAAGTTCGCAAAGCTTGATAGACTGCCTGAACCTTCTACAGAGGCTCAAGTAGTAGGTTCGTTTGTGCATGAGATACTAGAAGAGCTGTTTAAACTTGATGCTGACGATAGGAACGAAAGTAGCGCTAGAAGAATTGGTAAGCAACTGTGGGATAATTCATGGGGCCAAGAATTTGCAAGTTTGCCAGTCAAAGAGTCAACTGAAAATCAGTTTCGTTGGAAAGCTTGGTGGTGTGTTGAGAACTATTTTAAGCTTGAAGATCCTACGTCTTTTGAGGCCAAGGGTATTGAAGAAAAAGTAAGCGGCGATATTGATGGTGTTCCGATTTTTGGGATTATTGACCGTTGGACCATAGAAGAAGACAAGCTTGTTATATCAGATTATAAAACTGGTAAAAAGCCTAAGCCGAGGTATGAGTGGGAAAAGCAAATGCAGATAATGATATATTCAATTTTGCTTGAGCAAATGACTGGTTTAGAGGTTGGTAGAGCCGAGCTAATTTACTTGAAGTCACCAAGTAAAGCAGTGTATGACCCTAAGCCTAAAGTTATAAGTAATGTAAAAGCTAATATTGTTCAAACTTGGAATGAGTTAACTACAAGTTGTTCTACTGGAGTTTTTGAGACGAGGACAGGGCCTTTATGTAATTGGTGCAGTTTTAAAAGTATGTGTCCTGCTTGGAGGAAGTGATGATAGGTGAACAAGAGTTTGCTTTGATGGTGTCTGAAGATATCAAGAACAGAGCGGATCAAACGACTAAAGATATTCTAAGGTCCCCTGATAACAGGGAAAGATGGAAAAAGACATTGATTAAGATTATAAACAACGTACAGACACGTTTAGACACTCTTAACAAAGAAGCTATATCTTTACGAAGTACTTATCCTGATTTTGAAAATGATCCTGCAGAATCAATAGCAAAAGTTATTGAAAAGTCTGAGAGGTTTAGGTTTCACGCTGAAAAGAAATTAGCTGAAGTAGATAGACTACTTTTTTTAAAGACTGAAGATGCTGATTCTAAACTATCTAGTTTTTTAAAAGATGCTATATTGATGCATAAGAAGCTAAAGCTACAGTATAAGCGACCAGTAGATCCAGCAGATGTTGGGTTATGGGACGCTATTGATGGTAAATGGACATTTTGATGAAACGAGGAAAACCTCTTAAGCGCACTCCTTTGAAAAGGGGAGACAGTCAACTTAAAAGAACTCCTTTGAACAGAGGAGAAAGCACTCTTAAATCTAATTCTGAGTTAAAATCAAATAAGCCTATAAATAAACGATCTAAGAAAATGTCTGCAACGTATGTTAAAAGACGGAAACTTGTAAAAGATAGATTGGGTGAAGGCACTGAGTGCGAGGCTTGTATGGCTGTGAATGTGTTTCATAGGATTGAAATGACAAAAGTAAGATCGTGGGGCGATAAGCCAAGTAATACATCAGGAATTATTATGACAAAGCAAGCTGTAGATGTGCATGAGATTGTAAACAGGTCACAAGGTGGAGATATTTTAGATGAAAAAATATTGCTAAATGTGTGTAGAGATTGTCATATGTTTATAACTGAAAATCCTTTTAATAGTTCGTTGTTAGGCTTGCATTTAAGTGGATCTATGTACAAAGATGAGTGCATAGCTGAAGCTAAGCGTGTAAGAGAATCATGGTCTAAGGGCATTCCTGCTGTACCAGAATACTTTATATTTTCTGATGAATATGAGGATAGATATGGTGTTTAATAAAGAATCTTTTGTTGCATTTGACTTAAGTTTGACATCTACTGGATGGGCTACGCATGAAGGCACAGGAACTATTCAGTCTAAGTTAAAAGATGTGGGAAGGTTAGAAGATATTTGTGTTAACGTTTTAAAGCTTCTTCTTTCTGTCAAAAGCCCTATAGTTGCTTTAGAAGGATACGCATTTGCTAAAAGATCTAGCCACGCCCATGCCCAAGGTGAACTTGGCGGAGTCATACGGTTACAACTGTATCAAGCAGGCATTCCTTATGTAGAGATACCTCCTACAAATAGAGCTAAGTTTGCTACTGGTAAAGGTAATGCTAATAAAGCGGAAGTAGTTTCTAATATTTCTGCAAAAACTGGAATTGTGTGGTCTGGCTCAGGCGCAGACGATGAATGCGATGCTTGGGTTTTAAGAGAAATGATGTTAGCAAAGTTTGGGCTTTCTGAATATAATTGGAACGCTGATTGTATGTCAGCCTTAGATAAGATTGATTGGAGTAAATTACCTAATGTAGAATAGCATAAATTTGCTTTTTAACGTTAAGTTTTATAGAATACTATCATGAAAGAAGACGGATTTAACAGACAATATACTAGAAATCAACCTATAAGCTCTGCTCATGTAGAATCTGAAATTGTACGAATAACACAAGATATGGAAATAGAGACAGAAGCTTTTGAGTTGCTGGCAACAGACCACGCTAAAAAAGAAGCGCAATATAAGAAAGAGTGGTTTAAAGAGTTTCTAGCTGCCGAAGGCGCAGTTAAGCAAAAAGAAAGTTGGGCTGGTTATAAAACTAGCGAGCTTCATTATGAAGCATTAGTTGCAGAAGCTTTAGTAAAATCCAAAAGAGAAAAATTAAATTCTTTAAGAACAGCGTGTGACGCTTTGCGAACATTAGCTGCAAATGTTAGGGCACAGGTACAGTTTTAATGATACATAATATTGATGATTCTATAATAGAGCTAGCAACCTCAGTAGATATGTTGAAGCCATTAGAAAGGAATCCAAGGCAAGGCGATGTAGATGCGATCAAGGCTTCTTACAATAAGTTTGGTCAGCTAAAACCGATAGTTGCTGTAGAAGATGAAGATGGTAAATTTACGGTCATTGCTGGCAACCACCAGCTACGAGCCGCTAAAGAACTAGGCTGGCAAGAAATAGCAGTAGCAGTGGTTAGTTTGTCCGAACAAGAAGCTTTAGCTTTCGCCCTTGCCGATAACAAAATATCTGAATTAGGAAGCAACGATGGAGAGCTGCTATTTGACTTGATATCTGAAGTGTCTAATTCAGATTTCATACAAGACGATCTTTTTGACTCAATAGGATGGGATGATTTTGCGGTTGCATCTATGGAAAATAAACTTATTCTTTCAGAGACGCTGAGTGAAGACGGGTCATCATGGTCTGCACCACAGATAATTGTCAGTAGTGTTCCCCCAACAGTGGGAGAAGGCGAGGATGACGGCGGTACTCCATCTATATTAGCACCTACTACTATAAATCCAGTTGTGCCTACCGAAACAATTGTAACGCAGGGAAGCACTTCTACAAAAGTAGAAGGTGGCGATTCTGCTGCAATTCAATTTACCCTTGTGTTTTCAAATGCTGAAGAACAATCTAAATGGTATGGTTTTTTAAGATGGTTAAAGTCTAATCCTGACTACTCTGGAGAAACCACTACCGAAAGGCTAGTAAGCTTTATAGAAGCATACATGGAGGAATAACGTGACAAGACGTAGAATGTTCCTTGATATAGACTGTGTTGAGGCTGCTAGACAGCGCATACGCCACGTTTATGATACATTTGACACAGTGTGTGTGCAATTTTCTGGAGGTAAAGACTCCACAGCTTGTTTATTTTTAGCTAAAGAAGTTCATGAAGAAAGAGGTTTAGGGCCAGTAAAAGTCATTTTTAGAGATGAAGAATTTTTATCTCCATCAGTTGATGAATATGTTACTGAAGTCAGTAACTATGATTGGGTGGATATGGAATGGTATTGCTTACCACAAGGACAAGAGAAGTGGGTGTTAGGTCAAAGAGCGTACATATTATTATGGTCAGGTAACAGAGAAGCGCAAGGACGCCTTTTTAGACCTTACCCTAAAGACTGTATACGGGCAGAACATTTTGGTTTAGACAACAAAGAAGAAATACCTTTAGGGATTGATCATTACACAATGCAAGGAAAGCAAGGCAAGGTTGCATTCATAACTGGAGTTCGTGCCAATGAATCCATGATACGTTATAGAACTGTGGTGCAAAAGCTTCACGAAAACTATATTAACCATCCGTATGGCCTTCCTAAAAAAGTTCCTTTAAAGTTTGCAAAAATAATTTATGATTGGACGGCTGACGATGCTTTAAAGTTCATAACGGAAGAGCATAGTGCTTCTTATTGCGAATACTATGATTTTGCAGCTATGAGCGGAGCCAACCAAAGAGTTGGTATACCTTTACACTCTGTAGCCGCTAGACGGCTTGAAGATGTGATTAGGACTGAACCTGAATTTTATGACGGCCTATATGATGTGTTTCCTGAAATAGATGCACAAAAAAGACTATGGGCAGAGTTTGACATAGAAAAGCTTATAGATATTTATGCTCAAATGGGTTGGGATGGAGTTAAGATGTGCGTTGAGGATTCTATGCTAACGCCGGGTATGAAACGTGATGCTCTATCGTATTGTCATGGGTACAAAAAGAAGCATGCATTAGATAAGTTTAGTTACCCTGTAGATCATCTTTTACGGACGCTTTTGCTAAATAACTTTCATGGAGATGCTCCCTCCCCAGTTGGCCCACGAACTAGAGCACATTCAAAAAGAATGGCAGCATTGGCACAAGAAGAAGAGCAAATGATTGCAGATGCAGATTCGCTAGATAAATATGATGATAGGAGATAAAATGGATACTGCTAAAACTAATGATTTAAAACCCGCTGATTGGAAAAGCGTATGTTATATAGTTAAGCCTGACTACAAGCAACTAGTGGGGTCAATAGAAAAATATGGGATTCTAAGCCCATTAGTAATACTAAAAGATGGGACAATTATTGATGGTTATCACCGATGGGTTATTGCCAATGAATTAACTATAAAAGATGTTCCTGTTGTTGTAGTTAAAGCAAATAAAGTAGAGGCGATGCTTTTACATATAGACCTTAATAGATATAGGGGCGTCGTTGTTGCTAAATTCTTATCTAGGTTAATACGAAGAATTTATCAGTCGGGTAAATATTCGGATGAAAAGCTTCGTAAAAAATTGGGCATGACACAAAACGAGTTTGAAGTTTTACTAGAAGGATCTTTGGTAAAAATGCGCAAAATAAAACAGCATACATATTCTCCAGCGTGGGTTCCTATTGAGTCTGCTAGTGGAGAAGATATAAAAATTGAGCGGCCTACAGGGCATTCGGAGAAGGTGTGATATGGGACTTGAAATAAATGTATACCAAGCAGCAGTTAGAACTTTAATAAGTAGGGAGAATGCTAACTTTGATTCAGAGATGCTTGATACTTTAAACAGACTTTTTGACGCAGCAGATGATATTGAAATTTTTGCGACTGCTTCTATTGAGAACGGTAAAAGTATTTCTGATGGAAAAGAAAAACAAGAGATGCTTACAAAACTTGGAGAAGTTCTTAGCTGCATATCTTTAGCTGCGTGGGAATTAGGAGCAACTCTTGATCAAGTTGCTGTTAAGAGTATAGAGTCTATAAGGAATGATAATGTATAAAGCGCCGACGTGGCACAAAATAGGTGAAGCCGTAAATCAGACCTTATCAAAAGAAGAAATGTTAAAGAAAGCTGATGCTGATTATGAAGTCATACTAAGCCCTGTCCAAGTTGAAGATTTACGGACTGGTAAGTTTGTAACCGTAGAAGATAGATATGTGACGGGTAGATTAGATCCAATCACTTTAGAGTTATGGAATTGGGAAGTTGTAAAAGGTAGGTATCAAGTTGTACCTAATGAAATAATAATTGATAAAGCTATAGCCATTGTCAATAGGTCTTCAGGTGATGCCGTGTTGGAAAGCATCGGAACCTTAGATGGGGGAAGAAAATTCTTCGCCTGTGTCCGAACCACGCAACTTACTCTAAGTCCTAATAAGAAAACAAAAGACATAATTGACAATTATATAGTTATTATGACTTCTCATGATGGTTCAATACCTATTTGCTATTACAACCTTGACAGCAGAAGAATAAATTCAACTATTTACAGAGTTTCTTCTAATAGTGACTATGCTTCATTTTCGCTTAGGAAACGACATACACCAAACGCCACAGATCGGCTAGAAGAAGCATCAGAGGTTTTAATGATGAGAGATGTGTGGACCAAACAAATAGCAGATAGTATAGAGCAACTTTCAGTTGAAGTAAGGAATTACCAAGTAAAAGAATATCTTAAAGAAATATGGAGTTTTTCTAAGGCTAATACTAAAAAGAAAAGAGAGTATACAGAGTTTGTTCATGATAGGGTTAAGCAACTTTATGAATCAAGAATCAACTCAGGAACCTTTGGAGAAACCAAATGGGCTTTGTTTAACGCTATTTGCGAGTTTTATGATTTTCATAGAAACGTAGATGAATATGATGCGATACAACAGTCTTTTGAAATAGATAACTTAGTACATAGAGACAAAATAACAGCTTATAAGATATTAGCGGAGGAATAAATGCGTGGAGTAGCAAAATGCTTTTTTTGTAGAGAAGACGTTAAAGTAGGAGAAGTAGGAGTATACCGCAAGGTTTCAGGTTGGGCGCAAGTTAGACCTCAAGGCGGCATAAATTCTTTAGCTCTTATGTCTGTTCCAGAAGCTTGGGCACATTCAGCTTGCCTAGATCGTCAAAAGCAAGTTAAAAGCGGTAGAGTACCTCAAGAAGAAACATTGTTCTAATGCATTACATCGCATGGTATATTTTTAAAATATTAGTTGCATTAGCTGTTGGTTCAACGTCACTGTTCTTTACTCCACAAACAAGTAATAGCTTGCCAGAGCCAGTTCAGACAGGGCTTTCTGAACTTGCAGAGATCTCTGGAGACTTGTTTAGTTCTGTGCTTATAGTTGATCCTGAAACACAGTTTATGTGGCACGTTGTAGATGGGTCAGTACGAAGACAATACCGTGTATCAACAGGGCATGGGTCACCCAATGCTGCAGGAAAGATAGTTCGCTTAGGGAATACTGTTAACTCACACCGAACTCCTGTAGGGTATATGACGACTATAGGTGCAGAAGCAACTGTGTGTGACATGGACGAGATAGGTGCACAGTGGACGACGACAAGCTGTTTTGGTCGTTATGCTACTGTTGATCAAACCTTACCTAAGGACCAAAGGTGGCAGTTAACTAGACAGCTAACCACAGTTATTTTGCGTATGTATTCTCAAGAAGATAGGAACTCTAATTCGGTAGTTAGGGGCATTTTGATGCATGGGACAAATCATTATGATTCAGTTTATGAGCAGTACCCAGACTCTTGGGGATGCGTTAGACTACTACCAGAAGAAATCATTGATTTAGCAGAGCATTTAGATGACGGTATTAATCAAATATATATATTAGATAGAGAATGGCATGGATGAAAACAAAGACATTACGGTTACATTTAAATTTGATGTAGCAGTTGCCGCCCTTGCATCAATAGAAGCGGCGAAAGACCGCATTGATATAGACAGGGTTGAGTACAAGCAAAAGCTTTATGATGCTCAAAAGATATTAATGAATGCGCTAGAGGTTACTTAAACTATAATCTCAAGTTTCTTTTTTATGCCCATTCCTAATCCTGCGCATAAATTAAAAGCATGCACAGAAGCATCAACTTGGTCATCGTGTACATTAGCTTCCGGAAAAGCTGACATCTCATCAATGTAGTCGGTATTCCAATGCCCACGAAGTAGCCTAACATTGCCATTAGCTACTGCAGCCGACATAGGCTTAGCTCTTGTTTCTTTATCGCCAGTTGAACGTTGTCCTTTGAAGTCATATCCTACGAGCACATAACGAGCGTATTGATCAATAAGATTTTTACCAGCCGAGCCTGGTTCTTGCTCCATCATTATTGATATTTCGGCACCATCTTCTTCTGCAGTTTCTTTTATAAACTTTTCAACCCTATCTCCTTTTGCCCGTATACGCCTAACATCTAGAACATAGAATATTCCTCCGTGCATTGCGCCCAAGCATCCCACTGTCCAGTCAGGATCAGGGTAAGAAGGACTTGGCTCTGTTCCGGCTAAATCCCAGAACCTAACTATAGTTGTTTCTTTATTGAAATCAGGTATTTCTGCTGGCTCAAGTATTTCAAATTGCGTTCTGTCAAACATTGACCCAAGGGTTGTTGCCCACCAGTCGCCAAACTCTAGCCTTTTACGTTCAACTGGGTCTAACTCTGCTAGAACTGCTCTGTAGGAGTCAGGGTCTATGCCTGGGTTGTCTGTAAGTTTTGAAGGAACAAATATCCTGCCTTTTTCATTACCTTCTACTAGAAATCTTTGTCTAACCCAGTTTGGTGCAGGGTTGGTAGCTGCACGCATCCGAAGCGGAACTTGAGACAAAGGACCAGTAGATGGCCTACGTAAACGAGAGAACAAGTAGCGATAGTCAGCTTCACGAATTTCAGTAACCTCATCCATGCCAATAAACTGAAATTCAGAACCTTTATACCTTAGATAATCTTGACTGTTATTTAAGTATCCGAATGTTATTCTAGCTCCACTAGGGAAAGTAGCCGTATATTGGTTTGCGTTCCAGTGAATATCTTCATAGTTAGATATCCAGTCTCTAAACCTATCCATAAGAGCGCCAGGCAACGCTAAGTCAGCATATGTTCTACGAAAAAGTATAGCTGAGTAGCTAGGAATATCTACATACTGTAAAGCTGCCATTAGCAACGCTGAACTTTTACCACCACCAGCAGCTCCTCCAAACAATACTTCTTGCGCAGTTGTTTTTAAGAAAACTTTTTGAGTAAGGGAAGGTTCTTCTACCCAGTATTCAGATCCTTTAGGTTGAAGCCATTTATGTATGGATTCCCAGTCTGGTTCTTGTAACGCCATTTTTTAGTTGTCTCCTTGACAAATTATTGCTAAACTATTATTATAATGAAATTTTTATCAAAATACTTAAATCGCACTAACGCCGCTCATTTACTAATATGTGGGGGTATAATAACACTAGCCCTTGGTATTAGTATAGTACATTTAGGGGTTGGAATTGCAAGTGGTGGACTACTGGCTGTCTGGTACGGCTACATTTTAGGGGCTGAATAATGGCGTGGAACCCAACAACAAATAAATCTTTTGAAAACTTATCTGAGGTGCAGAAAAAAGCAGCTATCTCTGTAGGCGCCCCTATAGCCTATAGCCCAAGCCTTCAACCGAAAACAGGTTACCATGATGGCTGGGATATAACAAAAGCCTACAACGATGGTGTTGCTAAAATAACGTGGGTGTTTAGATGTATTGACGTTATTGCTTCTAATCAAGCTAAACTTCCTATGGTCTTCAGAAAGGATAACAATCCTTTTGGAGAGATAATTTCAAACGATAGTGTTCTAGAAGTATTTAACAATACGTCAAACATTGGAGAAAACGCTTTCGCTTTTAGGTATAGATTATCTGCCCAGCTTTTGATGAGCTCACGTGGAGTCTTTATAGAGGTAGTTAGGGATAGGCTCGGAGATCCAATGGCGCTACATCTACTACCGCCACAAGACACATCACCGATACCCCATGTTTCTAAATTTGTTTCAGGATACGAAGTCAAACTTCCGCAAGGCGATAAGAGAATTATAAAACCAAATAATGTTATTTGGATAAGAAGGCCTCACCCACTTGATCCTTATTTGTCAATGACCCCTATGCAAGCTGCTGGTGTAGCCATAGAAGTTGAAAACTTAGCAAAAGTTTATAATAGAAATTTCTTGGTAAATGACGGAAGGCCGGGTGGATTGCTTGTTGTTAGAAGCGAAATAAGTGACGAAGATAAAGATGAACTTAGATCACGTTTTCAAGGCAATATAGCAAGGGCTGGTGCTGTAGGCGTTATAGCATCAGATGACGGTGCAGATTTTGTTGACACCGCATCAAGCCCTAGAGATGCTGCCTACATTCAAATGCGTACTCTAAACAAAGAAGAGATACTTGCAGCTTTTGGTGTTCCTGAGTCAATTATAGGTAACTCCGCAAATAGAACTTTCTCAAACGCCATGGAAGAAGGCAAAGTTTTCTGGATGGAAACTATGGAGCCACATCTTGACCTTATAGCTAGGTCGTTTGACCCGATTAGCGATGAATACTTTGTTGATTTTGACACAACTGGAGTTCCCATTATCATATTGTCGCAACAAGAACAAAGCCAGTTTCATTTACAGGAGTATCAACAAGGACTTATAAGCGTAAATGAATATAGGACTTTGACAGGGCGAAAGAAAGTTCAAGCAGACTTAGCTGATTCAATACTAGCTAATCCCAATCTTACGCCAATTGCAAACACAGAGAAACCGATGGAAGATCCTAATGCGGCGGCTGCTGCTGGTGCACCTGCAGGATTACCGGGAATGGGACCTGAGGGCGCTCTTCCTGCTGGCGGACCCTCTACTGAGGGCATACTAAATCCAGCACCACCAGGAACTGAGCCAATACCACAAGGCGTGCAAACTGGTGTGCCTTTAGCAGATCAAGGAGCTGATGCTACACAAACTGTAGCTTCTGAATTTAGCCCTGAAGAAGGTGCTTTTGTTCCGTTAGGTCAAGTTCAAGGAACTGATGATATTGAACTACCCGCATCTGCTGTTCCCTCCGTATTAGATGGATTAGAAGAAGAGGAAGAAGAGGAGGGTGAGAAGAGCCTCCCTTTTCCCCACAAGCCTCTTTTCTAGAAGACACTTGGGAAACTAAAGTAGAAAAATCTGTAACTTCTTTAGAGTCTTCATTTAAAAGAACTTTAGACTCTGTTATAGACTCCCAAGAGAAACTAGCGTTAGATGCTTTAGAAGAAGAAGCTACAAAAGCTTTGATAGGCTTAGGGGAGCAAGCTGATTTTGCTTCAGTAGTTTCAATGGCTGCTTTAACTACAGCATCCGACCCTATGATAAGTGACATGCAAAAAGCCTATGAAAAGGGCATTGAAGACAATATTCAAGAAGGTTATGGTGAGCCTGTTCAAGAAGATTCAGCCAGTGCGGCTATGTCACAACAGGTTTCTACTGTTAACACTTTTAATTCTACTACACAGAAGTATATTGTGCAAGCCTTATCTCAAGCCGCTGGCATTGAAGGAGAGGATGACGATATTGATATAGCATTCAAGCTTTTATTAGCTTATTATTTGATAAAAAGTGTTTTTAGGCTACTAAGAAGAAAGCGAAAGAAGTTAATTGCTGATTCTGCCATACTGGGGTCTTACAACATGGGGCTTTATGATTCAGCATTAAACGATGCTTCCATAAAGAAAACATGGGTAACAATGCGAGATAATAAGGTTAGGGAAACTCACAGAATACTTAGAGGCGATAATGTTGCAATAAGTGAGCCTTTTATAGTTAATAGTATCCCAATACGCTTTCCGAGAGATCCGATAGCGCCTCCTTCGCTAACAATAAACTGTAGATGTTTCTTACGATTTAGTAAATAATTTATATAAAGTGTAGTTTTTTGCTTTATATAAAGTGTCCTTGCATAGGTAAGCTACTTGCTATACTATATAAGTGTTCGGAACGTAAAATTTGAGGTGTTATGACAACTTTAACAATAGATTCAGTGGTTACCCCTGAACTTTCAAGCGATGATGACGTTGCTTTTAAGGCTATTTCAGGTCAAATTGGGGTAGATAAAGCACAAGGCATTGTAGAATGCTTTGTTTCTGCGATAGGCAATAAAGATTCAGTAGGAGATGTAGTAATGCCGGGAGCATTTAATGCATCTTTGAAGAGAAGGAAACCCCGTGTGGTATGGGGCCATGACTGGAATCAGCCCATCGGAAAGGTTATTGATATCTATGAAGTGCCTAAAAGCGACCCTAGGCTACCAGAAAAAATGAAAAAAGCTAAAGTTGGTGGTCTTTTTGCAAAGGTTCAATTCAATCTAAACACCGAAAGAGGGCGTGAAGCCTTTGCTAATGTTGCTTTTTATGGCAATGAGCAAGAATGGTCAATCGGATATAAAACATTGATAGCTGATTTCAACAATGACATTCAAGCTAATATGTTAAAAGAAGTAGAGCTTTATGAGGTTTCTCCAGTTTTACATGGGGCAAATCAACTAACAGGCACTATTTCCGTTAAAGATGCTGAAGAAAAAGGAGGGCTGCGTCAAACACAAAACGCTGATCCTTCAGATGCACGTTCTGTTTTAAGAACAGCTCTTTCTCAAGCACTTAATCGCCCGATTGAAATAATAAACATGGATGAAAATACAGTTGTTTTTGAATCTGCGCCGGGAATGGTGTGGCAAGCTGGTTTTCATCGTGAAGGAAATCGCTTTATGGTTGGCGCTCCAACCAGAGTAAAACCAATGACAACATATGTTCCTCTTGACGGAGGAGTGTCTGAAACGCTTCCACAAAGTGGGGGAGAGGCTGAAAGGATGGAAAGGAAGCCAATGACAGCATTAAAAGCAGAAGGAATGCATGGTGTTCTCATGCGTGACGGAGAAGAAGAGAATGGAGAGCCAATTGACCCAGAAGGTTTTTCTGGAGAAGATACAGCTTTATCTTGGGCCATGACACTAGGGTGCGAAGGATTCCACTCTGAAGGTGGCAGATTCTTCCCATGTAAAGACAGAGAGACATACTTAGAATCTCTCAAAGCATTTGACAATAACGCAAACATAAGCGAATTTAATGATTATGTTTCAAGTGCAAATGTTACAGAAGACGAAAGCGTCGTAAAGAAAGACGCAGAGCCTTGTTCCTGTGATACAGAAACAAAAGGCGGAGGCAAATACAGAAAAGGTCCATCAAGCGCTGTACAAAGAGATCCAATGGCACTACTACTCATGGCTTATAATGCTATGATTCCGCTTAAGGGCGCAGGAAAAGAACGTGAAGCTACACTAGCTTTAATATCCATGGTTGAAGATTTCATGGTTGAAATGAGAGAAGAACAAGTTGAAGTGGTAATTGCTTCTGAAAAAGCAACTTCAGGCTTTGTTGTTAATCTCAAATGTGGTGAAGCTGAAGCGTTTGAAGTCTTGGATACAGTTAAAACTTTACCAGTTCTTCCAGTAAGGACAGAAGACGGAATTGATCTTCTGTTTGCGAAAGATTACGAACATGATGATCTCTTAGAAAAGGTTGCCTTTTCTATAGCTGGTCTGTCTTTTGAACCAACGGTTTCTAGCAGATTTGAAGATGATCGTCTTGACACGGAAGCTAATATTAACTAAACTAAGTTAAGGAACTTTTAGGAGAAAATAATGGAAAACAACGAACTAGAAGAGCAATTAGCGGAGTTAGAAAAGCTTCACGCTCAACTAGAAAGCACAGAAGTAAAATCAGAAGAAGAAGCTGAAGAGGTTGCGGAAGAAGCAGCCGAAGAAGCGGTGGAAGAAGCAGCCGAAGAAGCGGCTGAAGAAGTAGCCGAAGAAGTTGCAGAAGAAGCTGAAGAGAAATCAGAAGAACAGCAATTAGCGGAGCTAGAGGAACTTCATGCTAAGCTAGAAAATACAGATCAAAAAGCTGATGCTCAAAATATGACAGACCTGCCTAGGCTTGCAGATTTTGAAGGCGCTATTTCAGTTTATATGTCTGATATCAGATTCAAAGAAGCTATGGAGGCCGGAGATCTAATAAATGAAGAGGCTTTTAATGCTCTTGATGAAGAAGAGAAAAAAGGTTACGAAGTGGTCAACGTCATTGACGAAAAGACCGAAGAACCTATGGGCTGGGCATTCAGATACAAAGTATCAGAAGACGAAGACGCTGAAGAAAAAGGCTATGGATCTATGCATGATCGTGACGATAAAGACGAAGACGACATGAAAGATATGTTTGAAACTGCAGCTGAAGCTGCTGAGCGTGCTGTAGAGCTGGGGTGCGAAGGATCGCACGGACACGATAATGGCATGTTTATGCCTTGTGCTGATATGGAAACATATACTGATCTGATGTCTAAAAAAGGTTATGGCTCTATGAACGATGATGATGACGATAAGAAGAAAAAGAAAAAAGAAGACACTGCAGAAATGGCAGAAAAAGCTTCTAGAATTCTTGAAAATCTTACGAGAGAAGCTGACGAAGACGAGGATGAAAATCCTGATGTTCCTTCAGTTTTCTTGTCTAAAGCTGACTTTGATGATAAGTGCCACACTGGAGAGTATCTAAACTTGAAAGAATATGGCGATCTAGATGAAGATGCTAAGGAAGCTTTTGAGTTGGTTCAGATATATGATGAAGATTCTGAAAAAGGGTATGGTATGCGGTATCGCAGACGTAACCCTATGAAACGAAACATTGAATACAAAGAAAAATTCTTTGATTCAGCCGAAGATGCAGCAGAAGCGGCAACAGCATTAGGCTGTTCAGGCGCACATGAAGCAGATGGAAAATTCTTACCATGTGAAAATCCTGAAGAATACGCAAAGCTTACTGGTCAAGGCGAAGCAGAAGGAATGGAAAGAATGAAGAGCGAAGACTTCTTATGTGGATTCCAAAGAAAATCTGTAGCTCAACCATGTGATTTCTGTAGAGGTGGATGCGCCCCAGAAGGCGATCTTCCAGGTCTAGCTGACATTGAAGCAATGGTTAAATCAGCGCATGAAGGCTCTGAAATTGTAGGGTCTGGATACTCAAGTGCTGATGATATATTTGTTCTAGATGTTAAACGTGCAGATGGTTCAGCAGTTGAAATATTTGTCTCAGGTGAAGGCGAAGAACTAGGATGGTTAAAGATTGATGAAGCCCTTCTAGAAGAAAAAGAACTTTCTGGTTGGGATATAATTTCACACGCTGATGCAGAAAATGCAGCTGTAAAAGTAGTTGGGGGAGAAGTACAAAGCGTATCTCCTGACATATTTAATAATGAAGATGTTTATGTAGTTCAACTTGAAACTGCTGACCAAAAGAGCTTTGATGTTTTTGTTGACATGGAAGGTAAGGTTCTAGGGTACGATGAGTATGCAGTAGAAGCTCCACTTTCAGATGAAGACGAAATAAAAGCATTAGAAGCTGAGTTAGAGCTAAAGAGAATGTACAGCAGAGAACAGCGAGAAGAGATGGCTGAAAATGGAGATGCATTACCTGATGGATCTTTCCCAATAGCCGATGAAGCTGATCTTAGAAATGCTATACAGGCTTATGGTCGTGCAGCAGATAAAGATGCCGCAAAAGAACACATTATGAAACGAGCTGAAGAATTAGGTCAAGAAGACATGATTCCTGATGAATGGATGGTCGGGTCTGGAGAGGCTAACGCTGCACCAGAAGCTCCACAAGCTGAAGCTCCACAAGCTGAGCGAATGGAAGAAGAAAAAACCTTAGATGACTTAGGAATTAATATTAATGAAGCTCTAAAAGAGTTTGAAAGTCTAAAAGAGGAATTTGACGGACTTTCCTGATAACCTTTAGGAGGGTTAAATGACGCCTAACACGGCATGGGAAAGAATACGCTTGGCTAATCAAGCTCTGTATCATATCGGTTCAAAGACTATCTTAGGAGATATATCTCACGACCTTTTGGTTGACAATAGCGGCGATGAGAAAAAAGTATATGAGTTCATTCCTGTAAGTGAAGAAAATAACGAGGCCTAGTATGAGTATTGACTGGGAATCTGAAATAAAAGCTCCGCAAGAAGCTATACTTGACTTACCCCAAGAACGAATAACTGGTGATATTCTTCGTGGACGTGGACCAAGAAGAGGCAACCTTGAAAGGTTGATTAAATATTGGCGTCCAATAATGAGAAAGCCAGGCGGATTTAGGCGTTGTCTAGTTATATTAGCTGACCATCCAGAGTTATATCCTTTACAAAGAATTTGTGCGTGGCTGCATCATGAAACTACAGGTCTTTGGCCAAATGAAGGGAACCATCATGAAGGTGGTAAGCTTGGCCCTATTGTCGGTAGAGCAAGACGTTCTCTTAAGAAACCAAAGAAACGGAAGAAAAGAGGCAAGAAGTCTTTAGATGGTTCTGACCTTATTAGTTATGAATACAGCTTCAAAGATATGATTACTGAGTCTCGTTCTTTTAATGGCATATTGGTTCAGCCTATTGCTGGAAGGCAGAACGTTTTAGAAGCAAAAGCTGCTATGTTTTCTGCTAGATTAGATGAAGTGGCTGATAGGAAAGATGAGATACGAGTTAAAAGAGTTGGTATAGTTGGAAGTAACAGTGCGGCTGGTCAAGCAATACAAGCTGTAGGTAGTATCTTGCTTCCAGGTGATATTTCAGATTTTAGAAGCCCTGTCCGTTCACAAATATATGAAACTTTGACGCCAGGTGGAGGACGAGGATTAGGACTTAGACGAGTTGTGCGAGGTGCTGGAAGAGGCGCTAGAAACAAATACAGGTGTCCACCGGGATTTCAAAAAGGTGGAACATTTACAAACAAATTTTACAGCACTTGTGGTGCTCAAATATTAGGCATTCCTAGTTTTGGGCCGGGTGCTTTTACGACAGGAATTGAAAGAGCGCTGGCTAGTTTGGCTAGAGATGCTAGCCTTGTTAGAAGCATTGGAGATCTTAAAAACAATTCAAACCCATATGACATTATACGTGCTGCGCAGATACCCTTTGCGCCTAAAAAGACAAGCCCGACAAGAAGGCAAACATCAGTAGATTTGGTTTTAGCTAGAATAGCTAACGGTGAGAATGTACCAACCAGATTTGTGAGAAGAGATGGTGTTATTTTAGAGCCTAAAGTTTCTTTTGAAGAGTTAGGTAAGCTTGATGAGTTTGACGACATGGTTGATGGCTCATTGATAACAAAGTATAATGATGGTATTTTAGGTCAAGGCTCTATAGGAACTTTTGGCACAGGTATACGAGATAACTATATTTCTTTAGATGAAGGCGTTATTAAAATAAGTCGTGAAGGCGGAGAGCTTGATCAAGGCGTTAAGGATAGAACGTTTAGAGCTTTTAATGCTGCAGTCGCTAAGAACACAGGCAGGAACCCCGATAGAACCGCTCCATTAATGGACTTTATCAATACTTCTGATGGTAAGTTTACAGTTGAGTTTGGCGAGATACGTAACAATTCTTTCATACCAGATAATACCGCTAAGAATGAATTAGTTCAGGTTCGCTCAGGTGGTGTAACTAAACTTGTTCCAAAATGGGTGTATGACACTTTCCTTTCTAGGTCAGCTCCAAGACGACTTGATAATGATCCTGTTTATGAATTGATAGACGGTGAGGAAAAATCCGTATCCCCTTTTTTTAATGCGAAACACATTAACAAAGAAGACTTTAGTTTAGCCCGTGACTATTTCAGATTAGTAAATGAAAAGACAGCCAACTTCACACGACTATTAGGCCAAGTAGAAATGGATGTGAAAGCACCTAGATTGGGTAGGGCTGCAAGACGGGCAGGAAGAGGTGCAGGTAGAGGTTTACGAGGTTCTGCTACAGCTATTTTTGATAATGCTTTGGGCCGCTTCCGTTGCCCTCCAGGCACTCGTAGAGGCGGTACGTTTTCTGACAGGTTAGGTAGCAATTGTGGCTACTCGCTCCCCGCTAATATAGTAGATAACTTAAGCAAAGCTACTAATGCTGTTAGAAACATAAGTCGTAAAGGTAGAGGCCGCAAAGAGAAGGCCGATAGAGCATCCAACGGAATAGCCAGACTAAACGAGAAATTAGAAGAAGTTTTAAACATTACAGAGTCTAGATCAGGGCGTAGCTTAGGTAGGACTATTGGTCAACGCAGATCTATAGGTTCTCTCACTCCAGACCAAGAAAAATATTTTAGTGGTCAGTCTACGAGAGATACTTTAGACAGTTTGAAGAATGACATAAATGATGTTATAGAGAATGGCACTAGAGGAGAAATTGAAGGAATTTGGGAAGGCTTAACGAAATTAGCCAACTTAGAAGCTGGCCGTTTGACGGACAACACAAGTACTGATGAGAGAGTTGAGCGAGCAGGTAGGCAAATTCAAGATTTGTTAGATAATTTTTCACTCCAGATAATTAGGCGAGGAGACGCCACGGACACGGGAATTGAAAGAAAGCCTAGAGAAACGGTGGCTGAGCTTCGGGAAAATCTCCAGCAAAGGTACGCTGCAAGCACAGAAAAACTTAAAAGATTGTCAAGAAATATTATCCGTGGTAGGCGCATGCGGAGAACGAGTGATGATATAGGAGATATTACTTCAGCTATTTTTTATAATGAAGATGGAACTCTTAATGAACCTTTTTTGAACGCTAGAAGAAACGACGTAAAAGAGCAAGCAGTAATTTCAAGAGATAACCTAAAGATGCTTCTTGTTGAGGCAAGAGCGGTTGGAGGTTCATCACTTTTTAGAAATCAAAGTGATGATCAAATAGATGAAATGGCTGTAGATTTTCTTAAAAGTGTTGCAGATGTAGATTATGATCCAGTGGATAAAGATTCTGCTAAAGCCCGCAATGTACACGCTAGAATTATGTCGGAGTTGAATACGTTTAGAGAGATGCGTGATTTAATAGCTGATGATGACGCAAGCCCTGCAGGCATCACTGATTTCACTAGACAGTTTGAAGATGCTTTACGTAGAATAAATACTTTTGACAGGAATAACCTTTTATCCAAGGCGGGTATGCGGAGAGACTCTGACTCTGAGCCACAGGTAGACAATGCTACTTTACGAAGCCTTCAAGATAATCCGCTTGGCCTTGAGTCTAGGTATGGTATAACAAACTTTAAGAAAAGACTAAAAGCAAGAGCTCAAAATAAGCGTACTGAAATACGGCAGAAAATTGATAAAGCGTTGTACAGAAACTATGTAAATGGTACAACTGTAAATGCTACGCTACGAGACAGTATTTTAGATAATCCTAATTTACCTTCATCGGTTAGTGCTTTGGCTACGGTGCCGTGGCAAGATCATGGTAGGCTTGTGGCATTACGCAATCAAGAAAAACTAGCTCTCTATAAAAACGTTAGTGAAACTATGCCAAATACTCCTGAGGGCAACGCTGCCCGTGCAGCGCTATATAAATCAACAGGTATTTATGTAGCCCCTGATGAAGATTGGAATAATTTGGGTGTAGGTGATACCGCTAAAGATATATTCCGACAAGGTATATTGGGCGGCGCTGCGGTTGCCAGCAGAAGGGATGCAAGAATTAAAGATTTTGTTAATAAAATGCTTGGCAATGTTGATGTTACCGATGCTGATGGTAACACTGTCAATACTTCTGGAGTTAAGTTAAAGGGTACGTTTACGGTTCTTGGTCCTGATGGGCCTGTTGAGGTTGAGCGGTTTGTTAAATTTGATCCAGATGGTCCAATGTCTATGAGAAACATAGTAAAGCAAGATCGGTATAACGATGATCGGATAGATGTAGATACAGTTCTTTCTTTTGAGCTTCGTAGAAAAGATAATGGCGAAGTAATTTACACTGGTACTGGGGCTGGAAACGATTGGGAACGTGGCGGACTGCAGTTTAATATAGATTTCTCAAGCGGAGAAGCTAATTTTGAAACTGCGGGTTTAAATGTAGATACTAGGAATCCTCATCTAGGAGCTGGATTTTCGGCTGGGTATAGACCTGTTCAGAGACTCGGAGTTGATCAAGATATTAGTTTTGCTGATGGTGGTTTTTTCGGACAAATGGTTGAAAGAGTAACACCATTTTTGGTTGGCAATAGAATTACCACATTTGGTGTTAGTAGTACAGCATATAGTGGTCAAGCTACTTGGGTTAGGTATGGTCTAAGACCCCCACAGGGTACAAATCAATTTGGCATTAATACTAGCTTAGCTGGCAATATTGTAAATGATGCTGATGCGGCAATTAGTAAAATAACCAGAGGTGATGATCTTAATCCATCAGATGTTGCTGCGTTAACGATTGTGGGTACTCCGGAAAAACTTGAAGAGCTTAGAATTCTTCAAGGAGCTTTGGAAGACGGTATTGCTAATTTAACCGCAGATACGTCTGTTGATGACCTTCCAGATTCATATTCTATTTATTCGCTGTTAGTTGGATTAGATTCAAACGGAGATCTTAATAAAAGTTCTGCTTTATATAGAGCGATGACTGGATCTGACACACAAAGAAGAGTTGATGACCCTGAAAGAGTAAAAGCAGAGATAGATAACGCAATGACAGCGTTTGGCGGTCTTGCAAATTTAGGGACTTTTGACACTGTTAGTGATGATAACGTAAGAATTTTTGAAGAGTACGGCGATTATCGTCGTCTTCCTAGTCTAGCTAGCGAGTCTCTAGAATTAGATGTTTCAGATCTAACTGTAGCGTTAGAAGAGCCAGAACAGGCCATAGCTGGAGAAATGGCAACTGAGCTTAGTGATATTAGAAGAAGATTAAATCCTAATGTTCCTAGAGATGCATATGGTAATCGTTTAGACTCTATTGACAAACGTCATTCGGCTTTGATGACTGAAGAAGAACGAAGCAGGTCTGCAGCTTCTATTGATAGGGTGATCACCAAGCTTACTAATGAAGGCGTGTTAGGTGAAGATGATGAAGAGGTTTCTAACCTACTTAACCTTGCTGCCGAATTAAGAAATTCTTCTGATTTCCCTGAAGAGACGAGAGGAACAGATAATCCTCTAGACAATATTGCTGTTGATCTTGGGGATGAAGTTACGCTTCAGGCACTAATTGATGATGTGGACTCCTTAATAGAAGAGGTAGATACTCCAGCAGATTTAGAGAATTTGAAAAAGGTTCTACAAGGCGCTTTAGACGCTCCTTCTGGAAGAGTAGCTTCAAAAGATGTAACTAAACCAGATAATGATGCTACGCCTAATTTCTTTGATAAGTTTTCTAAAGTTTTCAAGGGTAGAAAATTTAGGACAAACTTCTTTAAAAACGATGATGAGTCTGATGCTAACGCACAGATAGCTGGACAGCTTACAATATTTGATGAACTTAATGCGCAAACTGATAGAACTAACGAGGTTGCAAGAAGGGGCATTGATGCAATTATGGAACAAGTTTCTGAGGTTGCTCAAGCAAATAGCATGACGCCCGAAGAAGTTGTAGAAAGAGCAGTAGCTCATGCCTTAAGAGATACTGATTTTACACCTGCTCCGCCTGTTGGGGCTCCTGAGTCTGCAGTTGGGCTTCCTGTTTCTCCAGTTTCTGAAATGACATTTAGTCAAGGTAAAATTCAGGACATGAGACTTATGAATCATACACTTAAAACAATGTTGTCCAGCATGGTTAACAGGCCAGAAGATGATGACTTTAATATATTCCAAGATCCGACTATACTTGAAGATGGAACTTTAATTGGTAGGACCAATCCTGACGGCAGTTTAATTACTAGAGCTCAAGCAATTGAAATGTTGCAAGCAGTAACTAGGTTTGACGAAAGATTAGAAGGGGCTTATAATTTCTTTGATGATCGCTCAACCCCAGCTCCATTGGTTTTAGCAGAGACTGAAGAGGACTTAGATCAACTTATAACTGCTTTTAGCCTGCAATCTAATGTGCCGGGTGATGATTACTTGATGATGAGAATGAGCAATCTTGCTGAGATACTTGACGAAACAAAAGCACGAAGAAATAGGCCTGAAGGAAGGAATATGCTTTCTACTAGTGCCTTAGGCGGAAGAAGAGAAATAACCGCAGGTAATAGCCCCACGGCGCCTCAAGTCCGTGAGTGGGTTGAGTCAAGTGGATTCCAAGTCAATCCAGATCTAGACGAGCAAATATATAGTCTACGGACTGATGAAGGCTTAAGTGTTGATGAAGTCGCTCAAAGATTGGGCATGGATCGGTTTGAGGTCCGAGTTCGTGAAGCTGAGCATAAGCAAAAACTTTCTACAGCTAAGCTAGATGAAGATAGAGTTACTAGAAACACTAGCCTTGAAGCAAGGCGTGTAGATGCCTTTGATGCCGACAGAGCAGAAGTTGAAGAAGTTTTGGTAGAGCAAGATGGGCTACCCCCTGCTGCAGATGCGCCGCAGGCTGGCTTACCTGAAGATTTTAATCTTGAAGAGCTTGTTAATCAAACAACTCAGGGCGGTATTCCAATACCTAGCCCAGAGACGCCTGCAGATGAAGCAGACGTGGATGTGAATCAAAGAACGACAGTCGGGTTAGAGATTACAGGTTTGGATGACTTGCTAACCAGTTTAGAGAATAGGGTTAATAGTTTACAAGCCGCTATTGAGAGGGTCGCAAGTAATGATAGAGGATCAAGGACAAGAAGGCCGAGAAGGCCGAGAAGTCCGAGAGGTCCTAGAGGAGAGGCCTATGATAGGCTTGATCCAAGAGTTTTGGACAGAAGATACGATGAGATGAGCATAGATGAGCTTCTTGCTGCAGTAGGTATAGCTGGTAGTCCATTTAATGGGTGGCAAAGCACATGGGATGAGAGAGCTATGTCAGCTTTACGTAGACGTCTTAGAACTATGAGCGATGAAGAGTTATTAGATCTTTATAATAGACGTGGCTCTAGACGTCTTCCAGGCGAGTTTATACCTATTGATGGAGCTGCGCCTGATACAATTGGTGAGGCCATAACTAACGCTGCTCAATCAAGAGGCGTAGTGCCAATTAATAGACTTGAATTGCCAGACATACAAGAAACGCTAAGGTTAATAAACGCTCCTGAATCAGGGGGAGCGCCTACGCCGCCGCCAACTCCTGATGATCTTTCTTTTCAAAATAGAGTTTGGAATCTACGAACAAATGGCTTAGACGTTGAAGAAGCAGCCGATATTTTGGGAGTTGACAGAGGTCTGGTCAGACAAGCAGAAGTTAATTATGCAAGGACTTTAGATAGGGCAGATTTTGATGAGGCTATGGCTAGAGCTAGGTTAAATACACGACGTCGTGAAGGTAGAATGGTACGCCGTGACGACTTAACACCCGATGAGGCTGCTGAGCCTAGAATTCCACGGGAAATTCGTGACCCTGAGACAGGAGAGATGGTCCGAAATCCAGAGTTTAACGAGCTATATGAGGCTAGGCTAAGGAGAAGAAGGCGAAGAGCTGAAGCACGTCAAGCAGAGCGTCAACGCCGTGATGAGAGAAGAGAAAGAAGAACAAGACTCTCAAATGAAGCACGTGAACAAAGGGAAACAGAAGAAAGACTTTGGGATCTCCGCACACGTCAAGGCTATACCATTGAGGAAGCAGCCGAAGAGTTAGGCATAGATAGAGTTGAGGCTAGAAACATAGAAGTGGGTTATTCTAGGAGATTGACTCCTGATCAACGTGAGCGTGATTATGAGCGTGGCCGTGTAGCTGCTGAAATTAGGCAGTCACTAGGTACTGCTGATGCTGCTGATACCGATGAGCTAGCTGATCGTGCAGCGCCTCCTGTAACTCCACCTCAGTCTGATGGCACACCTGCTACCCCACCAAGAGATTCTAAAGAAGTATTTGATGAGATTATATCAGTTCCCGACTTTAAGTTTAGGGAAGGTATGTCTGATGATGAAAAACGTCAAGAGTTTGAGGCGTTTATTAACGAGTTGCAGGAACTGCCTGAAGTTCAGCAACGTTCTAATTTGAGAGGGCTTGATGCTGATAGCGATGTATTTAGACCTTGGTTCCGTGATCAAGTTATTGGTACTGACGATAGAGAAAATCTTGCGCTTGCAGATAGGTTAAAGGTTCCTGAGTCCTATTTAGAGGCCTTGAAGAGAACTGAAGGCGCTAGAGAAAGGATTGAGAGAGTTAGGGAAGAAGCGGTAGATGCAGATAATATGACTGAAACTTTGGGTGATGCTGCTACCCCTGAGCCGTCTAGGTTCCAGAGACTTAAAGATCGTGTAGTTGGTACATTCTCTAAGAGGCAAAGAACTAAAGACCCTAAAACTGGTGGAAAGTTTAGAAGGTTTACTGATATCTTTAGTCCACAAAATCAACTGCCTGACTCAATACGAGACATTGGTAAGAAAAATGATGATGGAACATATAGGCAGCGTGGAATTAGGTGGCGTTTCTTTGATGGGGATAAGAAACTCTATTTGACTGGTGATGGTGCTAGAATGATGGCGACTAACCAGTTCCCTGACCGAGGAAGAGTTGATTTGGCTTCAGATGCTAGCATTGAAGAAATGGTAGAGATTATGGGATTCGCTCCTGAAGTTGGTCCAGATGGAAGCTTTAGATCTTTAAGACCAAACACTGGTACGTTACTCCTTAAAACAGATAATGAAGGAAATGAGTATTTACAGTACACAGGTAAAGATTTCTTGACCACAGCTTCTGGTAGAGAGCTAGTTATAAATATGGCTCCGATGAGAAAAGAGCTTCCAGACGGAACACTTACGACTGCAGGGGCTACTATTGAAGATGACATGACACGTAGAGACTTAACTGTTAATGGTTTAGCAGTTGATCTTACGCCAGATGGAATGGAAGCCGCACGTGAAGGCAGTAGAACAGCGGCAGATCCACAATTTATAGATGTTGTTGGTGCTTTAGATGACTTAGGCTTAGAAGTAGAAAGTGATGGCTCCCTTAGAAAGAGGCGTTTAGTTACTGATGATTTCCCTGAGGGTGGACAGGTTCTTGATGCTGATGGAAATCCAGTTGAAGCTGTGGGTGAAGTTCAACTTGCTCCTCAGAAAATTAAAGCTATTGGAGATCCGAAAGAAAGAATTTCTCAAGATCCTTTGAGAGCTTTAAGGGCTATAGGAAGGCTTGTTACTGGAAATAATGATGGTAACAGCGAAATGGATGCTGATCTTGAAGAAGCAATACGGGAAGCTGATCTAAGCGAAGTTGACCCTCTTAGAATAGCTAAAGAGTTACAAAGACGTTTGGCTTCGGTTCCAAGCACTAGAAGGTACTTTGATGAGCTTGAAAAGCATGGTTTGTTAAATAAGATATTCCCAGGTACCAATATTGATCTTGATGGTTTACGCAAAGTTAGAAGCATAGATAGAAACGAATCTGTTTTGTTGGCGACAATGTTTAATGGTAACTCACCTGATGCGGTTGATGCAGCATTGGATAGGTTAGGTTATCCTGACACCACGAAAGAAGCTGTTAGAGCTTTACAGGAACTTAAGGATGCTAAAGTAGATGAAGACAACATATTGGATACTGTAGCTAATATTAAGAGACTTACAGATGGCGATAGATCCCTTGTGTCTGCTACAGACATGTTTGCGTTTGGCCCATTGTCTGGCCTTGATGCTCCGACTTCGGCAGCGTTGATAGAGATGGCCAATAATCCTGCTTATGCTGATTTACCTGATGGCCGTTCAGCTGCTGAAGTTTTGACTACTTTGAAGAGTAACTTTAGTGAGATAGATTATGTTAAGAATCCTGCTAATTTGTCAAATGTTATAAAGCGGGCTGTTGCGCAAGGTGGAGGAACAATAAATGTTGTTGATAGAACCGATGTTACTAGCGGGTGGGCAGTTGGTAGAAACGGTCAAGGAATTGTTATCAAGACCGAAGAGTTAATAAAACCAGATGGTTCAGTTGACCAAGAAAAATTAGAGCGTGTTTATGCTATGATCCGATCAAACTTGGGCGACTTAGATCAGGATGTTGCTATAGGAATGTGGAGAGAAGTTAGAAAAGAACGTATAAAGAACCCAGATGGTAGCTTAAAGACACCTAAAGCTGGCAGAGACGGCCTTATAGACGAGAGCGATGATTTCATTGAAACTGATGTCATGCATTTTGATGTTGTTGACATCTATTCAAAAGATGATATGGGCCTTGACGAGGCACTGCAGAAAGGTGCTGCGCAAAATCAAAAGTCTATTGGAGACTTAGATAATGTAGATTCAGGAAACTTTAACGATGCTTTCCCTGAGGTTGACTACAATAATGAGCCAGACCTTTTAGATGAGACTACTGATAGGTCTAAAGAGTTCCGTTCAGAGTATAAGCAAGCCGTGGCTGATGCTAAACAGCAATCAAAAGCAAGAACTGAGCCGTTAAGTTTGAGAGAGCTATTAGATGTTACAAGCGATGATCAATTTAAAGAAGAGTTAGATAACTTGGTTGACCCTGAAACAAATATGGTTTTACCGGGTAGCCGAAGAGATCAGCAAGGGTCACGTGCTTATAACGAGAAGTTAGACAACTACTTAGACAACATACAAAGAAACTTAGAGAATGATCAAAGAAGGGGCATTCGTGATAGAGAAGAGCTTATTGAGCATGTTAAAGGAGTGCGAGCAAATATAGCGGGTGGCGCTGATCCGACTCCTGAAGCAGTTGAGGAAGCCCCAACAGCTCCAGTAGTTAAACCAGTTCTTAGATCCTTAGATGCAGATGTTTTAGAAGGCGACGCTTTAAGAGAAGAGTTAGACTCAATAATTGAGGAAGTTGTAGAGGCGAATGGAGAAATTGCGGTTAACATTTCAGATATAAGAAACGCTGCAGAGAAAGCGCAAGAAGGTTCTGGTAGCGCAGCGGTAAATCGCATCTTAGATGCACTAGCACCAAGATCAGATTTTGACAACCGAGGCCAAAGAATAGCATTTCTTGAAGAAGCATTTGAGGACGCTAAAAGTCAAATAACAATTAAAGTTACTCCCTTAACTGAACAAGTTGATGATGTTGTAGGCGAAGAATAATTTGACAAAACATAGCATGACGGGTAGTATAATAGGTAAAGAACGGTAGGAAAACAATGGCAGAAGAACAAAAAGAAGAAGAAACAATTTATGAAAAGATTGATTTAGGTTATGTCAAGCTGCCCTCTAGAGAGCAATGGGAAGACAACATGTCAGAAGACGAAAAGCTAGACTTTGTTACAGGAATCATTAAAGCTATGACGGCTGGAAAGGCTAAGTCATGAAGTACTACAATTTAACTGGTAAAAACATTTTAGTTGTTGAAGTTCAAGATGATGTGACTGGTAAATTTTCAGTTAAAAACCCTGTATCTAAGATGGTAAATGAGTATAAAGGTATTTACGGAGAATCATATTCTTTGAATAATTTGAAAGCGGCTTTTCCACAGATGAAGGAAATCAAACGAGTTCCCTACGTTAAGAGTGTAGATAAAATAAATCAGTACAATGCTGATCAAGCTGTTGCCGATCAAGAACTTGAAGGTATGTCTTTGAATGAACTTAATGATTATATAGTGATGTTTCCCGCAAAGAATCCTAAAATACTCTCTTATAATGACTTAAATAAAATCAGGTACATGATGTTTGTTGCTTCAAGAGAAATTGATCAACCGTTATCTGAGCCTTCTCCAGAAACTTTGTTGAGTATAACTAAGGGCTTATATGGCTTATTAAAAGACGCTAAAGAAAAAAATAATAAAAAGTATATAAATGCAATTTTAAGAGCAGGTAAAGACATAAAACCAGAAGACTATGGCTTTACTGCCGTACAGCAGACAAGGGAAGGAGATCAGCGTGGCCAAGAACCCCCTAGAGGGCCAGACGGTTCCGACGAAGGAGCTAGCTGAAAAACTTTCAGAGATGTTAGGTTGCTCTGGATCACATAAAGTTGGTGATGCTTGGGGACCATGTGAGTCGGAAAAAGACCTAAATAAACTTCTTGAGCTTGGTAATCCTGAGTTTAGAGAGTGGAAGAAACGACAAAGTGAGAAAGCAAATCAGAAGCTTCCTAAAGGAGCTTTTGGTTCTGAAGACACAGCATCTAGAGAAGCTGTAAAACTGGGTTGCTCTGGAGCACATATGTCTAAACAAGGTGTTTGGTTTCCTTGTGGTACCCCAGAAGAGTTTAATGCAGCACGTGCGCATGCGGGTGTTGGAGGTTCTAGGATATTAAGAGCTTCTAGGCCGACAAGAAGAGTTGTATCTGATAGAAAGCATTGGGAAAAACTTCGTGGTAGAGGAGTATCTGGTATTGAAACGATGCCAGGCGGCGGATTAGTTTCTGCTAAATCTAGTGATAGCTTTCCTGATTCATTTAAACCTACGAGTGGAATGGTTGAAGCCGCTAAACGTGGTTTGGAGATGCGCAAAGAACATGGACGTGGCGGCACTATGGTAGGTGTTGCACGTGCACGTGATATT